ATAGTAAGAAAGCAGCAAAAGTTAAACTTCCAGAGCCAGATACAATGAAAGACATTCTTTATCAAAACAGTTTAGAAAGAGCAATATCAGCTGGCAGAACAGAGCCTTCATTTATGGATTACCTTGCATCTTTCCCCGGAAGCTACACTGAAAAGGTTGGTAAAGATCCTGAGTTTGCAAAGCAAATGATGGCAGGATTTATGGCAATGATGAAACCAACAGAAGGTTTTGTGCCTAGAAACGCATTGGTTGATTTTGGTGAAGCAGCGTATGCAGAACAAGCTAGACAACAAGACGCTGTACCTGATCAATTACAATTGATAGAAAGATTAAGAGACGATCCTGATTTATTGAAAGCCTTTAGACAAATCAATCAAGATGCACCAGATCCTGTGACTGATCAAAAACTTATAGGTTCTCTTAAAGAAACGTTATTATCAAATCTTTATGGGGTAGGTAATTACGATGAAGAGTCTGAAATTGTAGATAAAATTACTGAGAAAAAAGTAACTGATATAGAACTTTTACAACGTTACAGAGATTCAGGTGGAAACTATACTGAAATGTTAAAAACGTTAACAGCTAAAGCTGATTAAAAAATGCCTTTTATTACATTACCAGATGGACAAGAAGTCTTTGTCGAAAGTAATGATCCAGAAGAAATAGAAAAAGCTACTAGAAGATTTTCTAAAAGAAAATCAAGAGGCTCTGATTCTGTTGTAGGAGACATAGGCCGAGGCATAGCTGCTGGTGTTGTGTCTATACCTCAAGGACTTGCTACCATACCCACAACTGGTATAGATCTTCTGTTTGATACAGACGTAACAGATGACGTTAATGATTTTTTTGAATCTTTCAAACCAGATGTAGGTGGCACAGCTGGACAAACAGCACAACTTATAACTCAATTTGGTATACCGGGGATAGGTGTTGCTAGTGCGTTATCAAAACTAACCAAGCTACAACAGCTAGGTAGCGTAGCTGCGGTAGATGCAGCAGTAGCTACTGATGATGTCGATACCTTTACAGACATGTTGTTTGATAAAGAAAGCGATGAAGAAAGATTAAGAACTTTACAGGGAAGAGATGCAGCTCTAGCAAGACTAACAGAAAGGCTTCAAGTATTTGGAGAGACAGCAGCAGTAATGTATGCAGCTCCTGTAGCCGTGTCAGGTGCTGTCAAAGGTGTAGGTGCTGGTTTGGATTTAGCTGCTCCTTATATGTCAGCGTTGGCCAAAGCAACTGTAGGAGATGGATCTCAAGGTGTAGCTATGGCAGCTAAAGCAGATAAAAGTTCTGTCGATTACATTAAAAAGTTTTTTAGATACGGTGGTAAGTACGAACAAACAGCAGCTAATAACAAGCTTATAGCAGATGTTATGCAAGCTAAGATGTTATACACAGCGAATCTTGTTAATCCTATTAATGATTCAATGAAAGGCATCAGACAAACCATAGAGTCAGCAGCATCAAATGGTGGCAAGTTAAATGATGACGATGCTTTAAAACTCACTAAAGCTATAGCTACCTATCGTGCTCCATTGATAGCAGTAGAAAGAGAGTTCCCTGATCTTGTAGGTACAGCAAAGAAAAATAAAATGAGAGAGTATCAAAACGATGCAATGAAAACTATAGAAAGCTTTGAAGGATCAGGTAATAAAATTGATTATGAAGCATTAGGAATTTCTAAAGAAAATAAAATATCTGAAGTTTTAAACAGAAATCAAGGAGCATTCAAACAAGAACAACAATTGATTTATGATTTTAGTGATTCAGATCAAACAATTACTAGATTATTTATACCGCCAGCTTTAAGAGAAGCTATTGGTGACAACATTGGATTATATGGAACGACTACTTACAGAGCCATATTAGATTCTAATTACAAAGTTCCAGATGACTTAAAGGAAGCAGCTATTAGACAAATACAGGAAAAGATACCGGGGCTCGAATCTAAAGTTGCTGCGGAAGATGCTTTTTTTAAATTAATAAATCCTGGTCAAGCTAAAGAAGCTTATCAAACTCCAGAAATGTTTGTGGATGGAATAACATTTGGAATGCTTCAAGGTAAAGATCTTAAAAATTTACCAGCAGTAAGAAAAGCTATGGGAGAAGTTACGGCACTTGATTATTCTAAACCCGGTGATTGGAGAAAAGCATTGTTGGATGAGTCTGTTGCTGCCTCTGAAACTATGTCAAAGCTTGGTGCATTAGCTGGAAAGTCAAAAGCGTTTGAAGAGATAAGACTAATAAACGATACAGCAGAAGCAACAGGTAGAACATCGTTTTTAAAAACCACTGAAGAATTGTTTCCAGATGGAAATGCAATAAAAGATCCTGTTATTGATGGAGTTCAATACTTCAAGTTTGGAGAAGATGCAGGGTCATTAAAAGATACTTATGCACCAAAAGTTTTTCACGATGCTTTGGGAGAAACTGCAACACAATGGTTGAATAATATTCCTGCTCCATTACAAAAAACATACCAAGGGCTTTTAGGTTTAAAAGCTATTTCTCAATACGGTAAAACTATTCTTGGACCAACTGCTCAAATAAGAAACAACACTAGCGTACCGTTTATGGCTTTGATGAATGGCAATTTGGGACCGAGTGGTAATTTTGCAAAAAATTTTAAGTTAGCTTTTGCTGGCGTGTTTGATCCTAAAGGAAAAGCAAAACTTGCTGATCAAATAAAAGAAGCATCTGAATACAATTTAATGGTTGGTAGAGGAACTCAACTACAAGAAATTGCTGATGTTGCTTCTTACTCAACCAATAATATGGATATTTTGGGAAGGTTAAAAGCAAAACCAATAGGCGAAATCATGACTAGGTTGAAAGAGGGACCGCTTGGTATTGCAGAAAGAGCTTACACAGGATCCGATAATGCTGCTAGGTTAATTAACTGGAGTGGAGAACAATCCAAACTCTCTAAGGTTATAGCCAACTCTACAGATGACACAGTGATTCCAATAACTGCTGGTAAAAATATGTCTGATCCTGACATTCAAAAGTTTATTAAACTAGATAACAATCAGCCTGTTGTTAATGTGGGTGAATTAAAAGCTGCTGGAGATACAGTTGTAGATAAATTTATTAAAGGTGAAGCTGCTGACATAGCATTGAACGTAACACCTACTTATTCAAGAGTTCCAGAGATAGTAAAAGAATTAAAATATATTCCAGTCATAGGTAACTTTACAGCTTTTCCTGCTGAGATTATAAGAAATACAGTTAACACTATGTCTAGAGGTATAAAAGAACTTACAAGCAATAGTGCTGAATTACAGAAAGTAGGTGCTAGAAGAATAGCCGGTGGTTTAACAACAACTGTTGGCATACCTGCTGGTTTGACTGCTACAGCATTGTCTTTAACCGGGGCTGAACAAGAACAAGTAGATGCTTACAAAAGATCCTTTGCTGCACCTTGGGAGAAAACAGCTACCATGATACCGACTGGCACTGATTCTGCTGGTAACATTACAGGCTTCTATAACTTTAGCTACACCAATCCATATGATTTTTTACAAAGGCCTGTTAAGGCAATATTTAATGCTGTTTCTGAAGGAGAAAGAAACGAAGCAAACTTAATGAGAATACTTAGTGATTCATCTTTTGGAATGATTGGTGAATTAGTTGATCCTTTTGTATCTCCAAGTTTAGGAGCAGCTTCTGTTTATGAAGCCACTGTAGGTAAGACAGCAACTGGTAGACTTATTTACAATGAATCAGATCCACTTGGAGAGAAAGTTGCTAAAGGTATGCTTCACTCTTTCAATGCAGTAGCTCCAACTCTAACACCTGTGACTTTTGAAACTGATGCGGATGGTGTGCAAGTTGTACCTAAAGATTTTATTACATCAGTTGCTTCGTTAGGCACAGGCAAAAAAGGTGTTATAAGCCCTAAAGGTAAACCAATTGATGTTTCAGAAACATTGGTATCTGCTTTTTCAGGAATAAAAGTAACTAAACCACAAATTGATAGATCTCTTTACTATAAAGCGGCTGAAGCTAAACGAGCAATTAGAGAAACAACCAATGAATACAATAGGCTTTTAAGATCAAGCAACAGAAGAGAAGCGGATGAATTTATTCAAGGCTACATTAACACCAATGAAGCTAGGTATAATTCATTAAGAACTCTATATACAGCGATTGAAGATGCTAGAAAGCTTGGCTTAAAAACTTATGAAATAGATGAACAGTTAAAGGTAGCTAGAGTAGCTAATAGAGATATGGTGATGGCAGGACTATTTAATCCAATAGAAATTAGTGATGACATGATAGGTCTTGCACTAGAAAAAAGTGAAAGAAAAGCTGCTCAACCGCTACCTCTTGGTAAATTAGGAACAGTTGGAGCAGATATAACTGGACAAAGTTTAACAGGAAAATTTAGAGATCCTAGGGTACAATCTACAGCTAGAGCATCAGAAGTTCTGAGGCAAGAAGAAATAGATAAGATCCTTACTGGATCAACCTAAATTTGAAAATAGATTTACCTTTAGAGATATATTACTCTAAGAAAAAAAAGTTCATCCTTAATCTTAACAACTACCGCAACGCTCATTACCGGGTGTTGTCTACAGCTAAGAAGCTTTACTCAGATGAACTCGTACCCAGACTAGAGGGCTTTGATAGTTTCTCTGAGCCAGTTACTTTGACCTACACCTACTATGCTAGAAGCAACAGAAGACTAGATATAAGTAACCCTTGTTCCATCATAGATAAGTTTGCGTGTGATGCTTTGGTTAAGGCTGAGATCCTGGAGGATGATAGCTTCAATCAGATCAAACAGGTGGTGTATATATTTGGTGGTGTGGATAAAGACAATCCAAGGTGCGAGCTGGAGATAACTAAAACGGAACTCCCGTCTCAACCCAAGGCTTAATCTTTACTATCGTTCCTTGCAAAGACTTCTTAATCCAATCAGCTTTTTCTAATACATCCATAGGGAACCCGGAGTTAACAACTTGGATTAGTTCTTCACTAGAATAAAAGCTATTCTCATCAGAATGTTTATCTGCCGGAACATTAACGAATCTAAATCCATCTTTCTCATACAAAACCATATCTTCGTCCTTCTCTATAAGCGTAGCTGGTATTAGTTCTGGAATGTAGTTGTGGTTTACACATCCGGTCAGCTGTCTCTTCTCACTTATTATCCTATTATCTTTAGAGCAAACCCAATTACCACTCTCAATATCAGCGTTGGAGAAACGACACGACCTACAATGCAACTTATCTGGCAAAGACTTACCTAGATAGGCAGATTGTTGTTTTGGTGTCATGTAACTGCGTATCCTGTAGTCAGTTACCGGTATGTTATTTTCTGGTGGGGTGTTAGCTAACAATATGCTTTTGGCTTTCTCCATAAACATATTGAACTTCTGAAGATCAAAGTCTATAACCTCTGTGTATAGTGCTGAATTGTTCTTGTTGTAAACAATAACTATGCAATGACTTAGCTTGAACAGACCCATATACAAATGTATCTGAGCATCATATTCTTCTGACCAATCACAATAGCTACCCAGCTTTTCTAGTTTATTGAAACGATTTTCGTTGGCTGTCTTAAACTCTAACAAATATGGATCTGACTCTAGCCCCGGTAGATCTTTTGCTACACCGTCTATATGGCCTCTTACGTGACCGCCAAAGGCTTTAGTTTTGAACTGCTTACCGTTCTTATCTACATCATAAATCTTCGCACCAGGTATCTTTCTGAGCTTTTTAATTAGATCTTCTTCCACTACATTACCTAGATCCAACAGACGCAGAACTCTAGGCTCCCAATCGTCTGGCATTAACCAACGATAACGCATCCATACAAGGCGATTGTTTGAGTTGCCTATCCCACTAATCCCTAGATAGAATCTTCTCTGTCTTTCTTCTTCTATTTCAACTTGATCTAATAAATCATTAACAATTGTCATAGCTTTATTCTCTCATTCTTTTTGTTTCTGATACCAATAACATTCTCATACTGACCTTGCTTTTGTATAGCTATCTCAGATATAGAATCAAAGGCTCCATTGTTTATTAATTCAGCAGCCATCCATGCTTGCTTTGGAGATCCCCATTCATTGGTAATCTTCTTCCATTTACGCACGGCCATGTTGTGTGCGGTGGGGTGTCCAAACATAAGGGGCATCTTCTTAGGAAAAAACTCATTG